AGTAGGCGACGTCATAGAGCGCGATATCGCACACCAGTGAACGCAACAGTTCGAACTGCGTCATGTCGGGATTCGGCCTATTAAGCAAAGCGTTCAGTGGATCGTCAGTAATACGTACCCTGTTCGTGTCCGACTCCCTGTTGAACAACTGCAACCCAACCTGCGCGACATTGTCCCCCATGAAGGAGATCACCGTGCGAAGATGCGGCTGAGTGGCATACAGTTGCGCCGGAGACTGCCCCAATACCTGCGCCACGTCATCCTGCGTGAACGTGACATTGACCAGGGGACGATTGAACCAGCCCGAAATAGTGGACCAAACGCTCACACGATCCCCCTTTCCTAGAGAACCATCAGACCATGCTCCGCATAAGCGGAAGCAGTCATCGAAGAATTCGAAGCCTCGAACATCTCAAGCCCATACAGGGCGTACGTCTCCGCGATCAGACCGGAAATGTCCATCATGGAATTGTTGCGATCCCAGACCTCGACGTCACCGAGTTTGCGTGCCACACCAGCGGAGACGGCCTCATCGATGGCTGGCTGCGGCAGATGCCTCAGCTTCTCCTCACGCACACGGTCACGGAACTGGCCCGTGCTCGCGCCCAGACGGGGGCCATCGATCGAATCGACCTGGAAACCAAGCTCGGCCAAGGGGTCGATGAGATCCACGGCACGGCATCCCCTGCCCTGTATGGCAACCTCATTGGCACCCGTGGTGTCACGGATGCGTTTGAGAAGTTTGGGAACCCACATCATCCCATCCCTGCGGGTCACCACCTCCACATGCGGTAGTCCATCGGCACGCAAGCCCGCAGCGGCGACCCACGTCACCGAACCATCCGAAGTAGTGTCAATACCGAGCACGATCCGTCCACCATCCTCGATCGAGGAACCCGCATCACCGCCACGCTTCCACTTCTCAGGATCGAGGTACGTGTCCACGTCCGCGGTCACCCACTGACACAGCACCTCCGTACGGAAACCAGCCTCGGTCATACCAGCAGCATCCGAAGCCAAAGACTGCACCGTCATACCACCGAATCCGATGCTCGGATTCGCCTGACACAACGCCTCGGGATCATCCAACGCACACCCATCAGGAGCGGACCATTCAAACAATCCGATACTCACATCATGCGAATTCGCATACTCCTCAGCACTCTGCAACCCATCCTCAACGTATTTGTCCCACTCCGCGATCTGAGCGATACCGGCATCACGCTGTGCCTTCAACACCACGCTGGTTCCATCCCCCGCATTGGAGATACCCCACAGCTGGCCCGACCAGAAACTCTTGGTGGTCTGCGACGTAGCATTCCAGGCAACCCACGTCTGCTGTTCACGGAGCTCATCCATAAGCACCCGAGCAGCCGGCTTTCCGCGGGCGTTCTTCGCCGCCCTAATCTCATACTGAGCCAGCTTCTTCGACAGGATGTACTCCTTGCCATTCGTGTCCGAAACCTTCGCGGTATTCCCCTGCAAGGCAGGAACCGCCAGATCCTCAGCCTCCTCGGTATCAGGCTCAGGATCACACCACATCTTCACCTGCGCCCAAGGCTCCCGCGCAATATCCAGATTCTGGGCAGTACCAACAATCTTGAACTTCACGGGCGGCACACGCTCAGGATGACGCAACGAATCCACCAGCAGCCACCAGCAAGCAAGGACACTCGCCAACATCGTCTTGCCATTCTGACGAGCAACAAGAACAATCACGCGACGGAAACGATACGAACCATCCGGCATCAGTTCCAATGCATGCTTCAACAGCCATTGTTGCCAAGGGCGCAGCTCAATGCCCAATATTGCACGGGCAAAATCGATAACTTCAAAACCAAGACTTGTTTCAGGCGTAAGCTTTCGTAAAGGACGAGTCCAGATACGCGGTTCTACACTCCCAAATCGTTGAGAGACCATAAAGCCTCCTCCTTGAACGAAGAGAGAATCAATATGCAACCACAACAAGAACCAATTCCAGTACAGTCAGTAATCGCAGAATCGGCTCATATGAAACCGAAATCGGCGAGCGCGGAGGCAGGATTTGTACTCAGCATCATCGCATTCCTTCTCGTGTTGATCGGAATGGCAGTATCAAACGCACTAGTCTTCGGGTTTTTTGGACTTGCCACATCCATCGCGGCATTAGTTTGCTCAATCGTTGGAGCGGTTTCATGCAGGGCAACAGGCGTACGAAGAGGAATGGCGCTGGCCGTTACTGGAGTCATAATATCCGCAATAATGCTGTTTCTTGGATTTGCTGAAACAATTATGTGGCTTCAACAGATGTAATTATCCTGTTTTACTGTGTTTCTCACGAAATGCTGAGAGCATGTCAGTTTGAGTGCTGGTTTTTGTCTTCGAAGGTGCTTTCTGTGCTGCGTCTACCGTCAAACCAAGCGACTGTAAGTATTTCAGGAACGTAGGAACCGTCACATTATCTAATTTCCCATTCTGGTCAATGAAACCATTATCGGCAATCAGATCAATTTTCTTTGCGAGGACTCTCGAAGCTGCAACAAGCGCCGAATTCTTCGCAGAAAGACCAGAAGCGTTACGCAATGAACGTTCCAGAGCATCCGAAACACTTAAAAACTCAAATTTTGCCGCCATGTTTAACCTCATTCAACCTCTCGCGCGACCCCCTATCAAAAACATCGGGGAGAGGGGAACACTCGCACGCGGGAAGTAAGCCGTCCGACAGGTCTCCAGCGATGTCAACGCCCTATCCCCTGTGTATATAATTAATTATTTTGAATAATTTCTATAATTTTATTTGAAATACTATTGTTTAGTACCATTGTCTGCTGTGTATGCCGAGGCTGAGCTTGGGTGGCTTGTTGCTTCGTAGTACGTTGCATATCTTGTGCGCGTGCCTGAAGTTTGCCGGATCGTATTGCAGTGTTGGGTCTACGCTGACTGGAACGTAGTGGTCGAGTTCGTGTGAGTCGTCTGTACTGCCTGGCTTCGCTGAGTAGTCGATGGGCTGTCCGCATAGCCAGCATGGTTCATTGTCGCGCTGTCCTTGCGCGAAGAACCCGTCGCGTTGCTTCTGGAATGCTCGTGTACTTACACGTTTCTTTGCTGCCATGCGCGTCTCTGCCGGTCAGAAGTTCTTGGCCTGATGACAGAATCCGGTAAGCTTGGACACCGGTGTCTCGGATTCCTTGCGGAATATTCCGTGGCCTAAGTATGTTATCTTGTACGCGCGGTCAATGCCACGCTCGGCAACGTAGAAGGTTTGCCCACGTTGGATCATGTATTTCTTCAATGTGTCGTACATTGCAGGTTCCTTAGGTTGGTTATATATGTGTGTGTCGCCCTGCTCTCGTCTGCCTTTGTGGGCGATGAATGTTGTGGCGAGGCAGGGCAAGAATAGAATTGTTGTGCTAGGGGCAGCCGCTCCTGCAGGAAGGTTCGGATATGAGCAATGTCAAATTCGAATTCAACGAGAAGGGCCTGGATAAGATCGCCCAGGACGCGGTGAACAAGATCGCCGCGCAGCATCAGCATGAGTGTGTGGTCTGTCACAAGCCCATCCAAAGTGATGGGAACCCGGAACCCGGTACTGTTCCGGTCCATCATGAGTGCGCCGTTCAGGAGGGGCTTGTCTAGCTCTCTTGACTCTCGTTGCCCTGCTGCTCGTAGTTGTCGATGTAGTCGATAATCTCGTGCAGCAGGGTTTTCATTTCGCTCAGGTCGGGTTTGACCTTCACGTGGATGACTGGTTGTTCTGCCATGATTGCCTCCATTGTTTGAAAGTGTGGTGCCCGGTGGTGAAAGGTGTAAAGGCCACCAGGCAAGTATGTGTGGTTTCCACTCGGGCACTTGGGAATTCTCGGCTTTCGCCTGCTCCCATTCGGGAACCCAGTGCGTGTCCCTATCGCGCAGAAACCACAGGTATGTGCAGGCGGAGGCTTGGATACTGATCTCGGAGCATCGCATTTAAGCTTGCCTGACCTCTGGTGAGGATTATGGTTGACGCGCGAATTCGTAGTGTTCGCATCGTTTCACATGGTGATCAACCCATGCGGGGTTCACTCGGATCCATTGACCGTGACCCCTTGGTATATCGGCTTGGAGTCGAACCAAGTCTGACGGTTTTGGAGACCGTCATCGCACCGTGCGACCGACATGGATTGTTGCCGCCCGCTATTTGACGGCAAGAATGGTTATTGGTCTTTGCCGAACTGCTGGTTTCTGGCTCGGCGCAGGCTTCTGATCAGGCGGTTTATGGCGGATCGGCTGTTGAGTGCCATCGCGCCTTGAATGTATGGTGGTTCGTCGCCCCATTGCACGGTGAGATCGGGTTTGCTGCCGTCTCCCTCAATTCTGGGGTGTTCGGGGTCGTATTCGTAGAATTTTTCCTTTGGCATCACGCCACCTGCTTTCGGACTATTGTGTTGTTTGCAACTGTTCAATCAATGAGGATTGGGGGTGAAAAACTATGGCAAGAGTCGCGAGCTACTATTCAAGCAATCCGAGTGACCCGGATGTGTATCACAATCATGATGACTGTCCTACTGGTAAGCAGATTCCTTGGTACAACAAGGAGAGCGGGACCAATGGGTATCGGCGATGCAAGGATTGCGTCGAACTGGGATAACCCCCAATAAATGTGTGGGGCCCGGTGTTATCCGAGCCCCGCATATGAAAATATCGAATAATACAAGTTATACCGGTGACAGTTAGTCTTCGCAAATAACGGTGACAGTTAGCGACTGTAGGCTGCCCAGATGTCCCAGAGCAGGTACACGGGCTTGTCTCCTTGCTGGCCTACTGGCTTGATATAGCCGCGTTTGCGCCACTGGTTGATCGTGTTGCGTTTCACTTCGATCCCGCACCCTTTGAGCAGTTTGCTGAGTGCTGCTGCGGTGCCTTGTGCGTCTGATATGGCGAGTTTGAAGATGCGTTGTTCTTGGACTGATGGGATGTTGATGGTTTGTCCACAGATGCATGGTTGCCATCCTGCTGCCAAATCGTCTTCGCTGCTCCATACGTCGTCACCACAGTATGGGCATTGTCCGATGAGGATGCGGCTTTGTGGTGGCTCGAGTTGCCGGTCGAGGCGTCTGCTGGCGATGGTGGCCAACGTGTGGATGCTGGCCGCGTCCCTGCGTTGCATCAATGCTGGTGTGCGTGATGCTGCGCCTTTCAGCAGGCTTTCGGCGGGGAGTTTCCGGTATGGGAGTGTGAGCACCCCGGCGAGGGTGATGGCGTATTTTTCGATGCTTTGCTGTAGTTGCCATGCTCCCGCGTTCAATGGGATCGGGGCGACTGTGCGACTGCCGTGGCCTTGTTCGCGTGCCATGACCGAAGCTTTTTTCGCGGCGACGATACGCAGGTCGGGCAGGCGTGCGGCCAGGTGACGCAGGGTGTGCGCCAGTCCGGTCGTGCAGTTGCCACATATCCTGCCTCCGCTGGTTTCCGCGCCGCATACCTGGCAGCCGACGATGACATTCACCATGTTGGCCCCTTGTCGTTGAGCATGTCCCTGACGCTTTGGATTTCGTGTTGGGTGCAGTACACGTTTTTGCGAATGTCCTCGTCGTTCATACCGAGGTTGATGTAGCGTGCGATCAGCTCGTGTTTCGCTTTACGCCTCATTTGACTATCACTCTCCCGTCATCATAGATTCTGGTTATGGCACCGCTGCTCCGGTTAAACGAGACTGCGCAGACGGTATGGATGGGTGCGTTAAGCGACAGCGCGTACGAGGACCTGCATGTCTGGTATGGCATTTCGATGCCGCTGAGCATGGGGAACCACATGTAACCCTTCTGCCTCCACAGCAATCCATTGCAATCTCTGACAATTGAGCCGTTCTCAAGCGCATCGAGCTTCATCTGCGCCAACGTTGCTTTACGACTCATGCTTCCTCGCTTTCGTAAGGATTGTCTTCGAACATTCCGCGACGCACCAGCTCGTCGTAATTGCTGCTGATGCCGTTCACTTCACCGTTCCACCCGTCTCCGCTTGCTTCCCATGCCACGCGATGACCTTCGCGCCAGGCCTTTGCTTTCACTTTGCGTAGGCAGTGCTCGAACTGCCGTTCGGCTTCGGCTACCAGCCGCATGATGGGAGCGTAGTTCGGTAACTGTCGGTGGACGTACATATCCACGAAGTCGGTTTTCAGGTCTTCCAAGTCGCTCAGGGATGCCTCGTTTTGCCGTCCAGCGGCTTCTGTGTGCTCTTGGGAACGGTAATGGCTATCCTTATTGGTCTTGATGTCTATTGGGCCGCTCTGAGGGGTGATATAGCGTTTACTCATGATGTTTCTCCTAAAACGTCGTGTATGTTCATGCGATTCATGCGTCCTGCGAAGTGGTATTGCCTCTGTCTTTTCGGCTTCTCCGGTGCTGCGGTTATGCATAGTTGCTTGGATTTCACAGATGCTCGCTGCGCGGATTGTTCGGCGCTCAGACCATGCTGAATGCCCTTGATGAGTTCACGCCGGTAGAGCAGCATGTGGTCGGCATCTACATGCGCCGCATCCATAAGCTCCCCTATTTGCGTTTCCTCGGGTATCCGTTTTCTCCTTAATGCCCTGATTCCCGCGTTGAGCTGTGCCGAACTCATCCACTGGTTCTTGACGTTCGCCATGTAGAACTGGCGTATCGCCTCGACTGCATCAGCGAGAGTGTATGTTGGCATCATTTCCTCGGCGAAGGTCTTCACCTGAAGATCTGATGGAACAGCGTTGCCGTGGTGAGCACCAATCTTCGTAAGCAGAAGGCTTGCATCGGCCAGACGCTGCTTGCCTTGAACCGTGTCCCATGCCTGTGGATTCATCATGCACCTAGTTTCAATTGTTCGACTTTGCGGGCTTTCTCTGCTTCTTCCGCATATCGGCGTACCATCCGCTCGTTGGCATCCTGGTTCTGCTGTGCCTTGGAGCGAGGGTTGGAGCGTTCCGCCTTCAATCGCAACGTGTCGTACTTCTCGCGGAACTTGGGCATGCTTTGGATGTTGGGGCTCCAGAACGAATCTTGTTGGCACCAGTCGATGAGCGCATGAGCTTGCCTCAATGGACGACGATCCGTCTCGATGAGGAGTCGAGCCTCGTTCAGCCACCGCTTGGTTACCTTCGGTGGTTTCGAACCGTTGTCGATGATGCGTTGACGTAGATGATTGCAGAGAGCGACGGCATCGGGATTCTCCTCCTCGGATTTCGCGTCAGCGATTTCCGACGAAGAAGTAATACCTTCCTTATTCCCTTCCTTATTCCCTTCCCTTCCAGACGGAAGTTTTCCGGAGTCTTCCGGTAATTTTCCGGAGTCATTCGGAAACAACCCCCCATCCCTTGGAATTTCAACGTTTTCCGGCACTTCGTCAGGTCGAAGAAACTCACTCTTTGCAGGGTGGCTGATCTTCTGGTGTTTATCCCAGTTGACGAGGTAAAAAACATGGTGTTTTCCATCCCAATACCGCTTCAGGAACGTCTTCCGTAATTTTCCGGAGTCTTCCGGTAATTTTCCGGAGAGTTGCAGAAGCGCGTTATGCACCTGCTGACGCACCTCGTTCGGATGCTCATAGAAATCATGGGGAAACAACTGCGTGCAAATAAGCGCCTCATCATCCAACCCCACGCCATTGTCATCGCAATAACTGAACAGACCGACGAAAAGATACCGCGTAAACAATCCCATAGCAGACAGATCAGCATCAGTAAACAACTGCGGCTTAATCGTGCGAATCCTCACCCTCACCGCCTCCTTTCCAATGCTTGTATTGCGCCCGGTATCTCGTGTGCAGGGCAATCCAGCCGATACGCTCCCAACTGCTGTAACAGCAGTCGAAGCAAGCCGATCCGTGCCATCGCTCACGCCACCACTGACCACAATCAGGACACCGGGCCACATGCCCGCCAAACTTCGAGGCCCGAGGAAGGGAACATCGTTGAATAGCATGCTCACTCATCGGACGCCTCCTGAATGTCGTAGTGGTGCCGTGCAGTCATGATCTGCCAGAGCATCTCCGATGCCGTGCGGCGACGGTACGACTGTGAGCCATACCGGTATCTTTGTGTCTCGCTTTGCCCTGACCTGGATATGAGCGCGGTCATCGGCTTGTTCGGCATGAGAATGTCATCAATCCCGTTGGGAATCATCAGCTTGCCGTCCAGCTCGTCCGCGAACTCCCGAGTCGTCACCAGATAGTTCGCATCCCCATAGAACGTGAGCCCGTGACCACTCTGGAAGTCAGACATGCACGATTTGACCTCATAGCACTCGAATCGACCCAGTTCCACCGAACATGACTCGATCACGAGGCTGGGGGTGAAGGGTTTAAACCCCACGAAATCAATACGCCGATACGCAGGAGTGTTCTTATCGAAATCCACCTCAGGAGCCCAAAACATGTGACGCGCTCGCAAACGTTTGGCAACCAGAGCACTCAGCATCTCAGTGGTCGATTTACGCTCACTCATCGGTCACCGCCTTCCATCCCAGCTCGTGCATACGATGATCACGACGTTTCGCATACGCATCAGCCTGCACCAGATCAGCCACGTTCAGCCGGTTCGGATATTGGCCAGAGAAGGGTGAATGCGATTTCGATATGAGCCACTCAGCGGCAGCATCGGCCAAGTCCGAATCCACGCCATCAAAATCAGCGTCATACTCCCGAAACATCACATCAAGGAACCCCTGACAGGGCAGGCAACACCTGAACCGATACCACTCACCGCAAAAAATCCCCGACTGATGCGAATACGACTCACCCGCAGCGACCACGGAACCACACAGCTCACATCGAAACGGCTTGCGCGCCTTGACCACCCTCGTATCCGTGAAATCACTCATCGACACTCACCGCCTTACGAGCAGCTTCAAGTGCAATACGTGCCAACCCCTGACGTTCCACCCCAGGGAATGCTCCTTCCAATACCACGGCGACGGCTTGCACCTCTGCATCGCTGGGTTCGACAGTGAGAACATGAATATAGCCAGCTCCACGAGCAACCGTTCTAACCGCCGCGCAGAGCTCCGCCCACGTATCAGCGAACCCATGCTCAGCGCGAAAAGCATCGTATTCAGCAGGGTCCACATCCTCCGGATTATGCAACGCAGACCAAATATCCAGCTGCGCATACATGGGAATAGGATCATCTTTAGACGTATGCTCGGCCTGCCATTTAGCGCCTGCAGCAAACGCTGCGGCAGCGAAGTTACCCACCGTGCGATCCGTGTACTCGAAGTTCTCATCAACAGCGAGACCCGAGTTCTCCTCAGCCCAACCCGCGAAGGCTTTACCAACCTCAGTAAGCTCACTCATTGTGTTCCTCCCTTTTCCGTTTGTGTTTGCCTCGCTGGCAGCCGCAGGATGTGCTCTTGCCTGCCGTGAGATTCCATTGCCTGACCCGACGTTGTTGGCAGCAGTCGCATTCGCACAGCCATGTCAACCCGTGGCCCGGGTCGGGTTCGGGATCACCCAGAACGGTGAGCATCCCGAACTTCTCTCCTGTCATGTCTTCGGGGATGCTGAACCCGCCGAAACCATCCAGTTCACAGATACGCCGTTCCGCCTGACTCATGGTTGCTGGTTTCCGCAGCCACTCCGCGAGCATCCTCACACCCGGATCAAGACCACC